GTCGCCGGGGGGGTATCTGAAAATCAATCACCGGGGGGTTATTCTCAACCGCACACGCCCGAACTCATCCACCGTGTAGCGCTTTCCGCTCGTGTCGTGCTCTGCTGCGTGACAGTCGCGGCAAAGTGCCTCGAGGTTTCGTTGGTCAAGTGTCACGGTCGGGTCGTTGATGTTCTCCGGACTGATGTGGACCCGGTGGTGTACGATCTCCGCCGGCATGTATAGGCCGCGCTTCAGGCAGCGCTCACACAACCCGCCCACCTTTTCCAGATATGCTTGGCGCGTGTGCTTCCATGCGCGCGACTTGTAAAACTTTTCGGCGTATTCCTTCACGATCCCCTCCGGGGTCAGCGGGCGCTCTTCACGCCCGCGCCCCCTTCGCTTTGGGAGAAAAAGTGGAAAGAGCCGGGGTTGCCCTCCCGACTCTTTCACCGTACGTTTTAACATGTTTATTTAGTGCCATTCAATGCCAACTTATCCGCCACCGCTTCAACGGCTGCGCGGTGTAGCCGAAACATGTGGCGGCGTGACAGGTGCATGGCGTCCGCGATCTTCTCAAAGCGACGGCCGGACAGATAGCGCAAGCGGAGGAGCCGTTGCTGGTCAGCGTCGTCTATCTGTTCAATAACGGCCTCCACTTCCTGCGCCTGCTTGATGTAGACACGCACCGCCGTTTCGATGTTCCGCTCCAGCTCGTCCAGCTCTGCGGCATACGTTGACAGGTCCTGCGGTGTTCCCTGCGCTTTCGGCATATCCGACAGGCGGATGGCCTTGAGCCCTGCGTTGCGCTCCCTGAACTCTGCCAGACGCTGCACGGCGTCCTGGGCGCACATGACGGCCTGCCGGTATCCTCGCAAGAACTCCCGCGCCTGTTCATACGTCTTCCGGTCCATATTCGCCCCTCCAGTAAAACACGCTCATTTTCCCTCCCTCCGGACGGCTTCATCGCAGAACCCGTTCGGCTGCTTGTCCGTGTTCAGGATTCCGCAACGGTGATACTTTTCGCCAAAAAACCGGCAGTCAGCGCACCGCACGACGGGCACGGCGTCAACCGTGGCCTGCTGGTCTATGATCTCATCAAAGAGCCGCTTTTCTTCGTTGATCTCGCCGGGGCACTCCCACCAGGCGTAGTGTGCTTTCAGCTTGTCAGCATCAATCAGTCTTCCCATTGTTTCACCTCCTGTTTGTTGGCAGCGTAACCACCTTCACGTTCGTCGCCGGGTTCAGGCTTCTCCAGTAGTCCTCGTTCGGACCTGGATATGTCCACTGCCACGGCGGAATCGTTGGCCATGAAAAAGACGGCTCGGCCTCCACGTGCCTCATCATCCCGCTGACCGTCTTGTGTTCTCCTACCCTGACGCGGATGTAGGTGGAATCTGCCGGCATTCCTGTCTTGTACTCCCAGTGCTTCTTCTCCTGGATGAGGATTGCCCCAACCGGGACACCATAGACGCTTACGCGCTCCCATGATTCCTCATCCATTCCCATCCGTGCCATGTTGTCCCCCTTCCGGTGTGTATCTGTCCGTCTGTTTCTGTACGGTCACGTGTTTACAATCATTGCACGGGAATTCACACTTCCGTTTGGCCCAATGTTTACACGTACCGCAAAAATAATCACATTCATAAAACGTTATTCTGTCGTTGTCCGGTTCCTCTCCGGCGCCGCCATCGTCTTCCGGCGGCTTCGGCTGCAAGCACTCCACCGCTTCACGGATCAGGAAAAGGTTGTCCGCGATCCTGTTTAATACGTCAAACAATAACCTATCCACTTTTCCTCCTTGTTTTGAGTTCCTCCACCATTTCTTCAAAGCTCCGGCCGTCTGTCTTGGGGTGGTACACCTCCAGCTCGTCCCACGATCCGCCAGCCGTGTCCCGCTGGTCAAAGTTATGGAATGATGTCTTGCGTGGCTTCGTGGCCTGCTGCTCTGCCGGCTTCCCGTGGCCCTCTTCCCGGTCGCGGATAAACCAACCGCGAACGGCGGCCCGCCAGTCCTTCATGGGGTTTTTTCCGACCTTCCACCCCTTGGACGCGTAAAAGTCTACGAACCGCTCCGCGTTGATCTTGTACCCGGACTCGTTGCCATACGCTTCCACGTCCTCAACGGTTGGGGGTCGGAACCGTGCCGGCTCTGCCGGTACGTGTTCCCCCACTCCCTTTGTCTTACTCTGTCTCTTACTCTGTCTCTTACTCTTACTCTTACTCTCGTTATTTTTTGTAACGCACTCCGTTACATTTCGTAACGCGTCAGCATTTTCGGGCGGTTCGTCCCCCTGCTTTTGCCTTGCCCGGAACCTCCGCTGGCGGTTGGCGTTGTCGTTGTCGGCAGCACTCCCGACCATTTCCTGCACCTGTGTCAGCGTGATCGTGCCGGCGTCGTCAACGGCAACGAACCCCAACTCCTCCAGCAGCGGCAGCGCGTGCCGTACTGCTTCCGGTTCCTCGTTGATGACCACGGCCAGCATGTCCGCCGTGTACGGCAGGCGGTCGGAATATCGCAGGCATCCATCGTGGTCCACGCTCTCCGCCATCAGCTTCAGCAGGATCAGCAGGGCACCCCGGCCGCCGGGCGCTGTCTCCAGTATCCGAACGTCGTGGCGTTTGAAAAAATCCCGCCTGAGCTTTAGCCAGTAAAACCTCCCCGCGCTCACTCTTCCTCCTCCATGATGTCCACAACTATCCGCGGCACCTTTTTGTCTACCCTGAACTCGTCGGAATATCCGGCGATTTCGTCCCAACCGTCATCGGCCAGCACATGACACACGACCAACGCGTCCTGAATGACTTTGTGCCCGAACCCGGAAATGTTGTCCAGATCGCGCCGGCGGTCACGCTCCACCCATGTGTACGCGATCCGGACAGGCCGGGTAAAGTGCACCCCCCGGAGCTGCTGTCTGATGGCCATGATAACAACCGCCTGGGCATCCCTTTTCATGTTTGCGCCCTTGTAGCGGTTCGCCCTCTCTGCGGCCACGTATTCATTCAGCCCCGGGAGTCTGCCGTGGATAGTAAAACGCGCCCTCACTTCATGGCGCCGGCCGGGATGTAGTAGCGCATCCAGCGCTCCAGCTCCCGCCCCTGTGCGTCGTACTTGTGCTGCCATTCACCCGCGATCGGATACCCCTTGGACCTCAAGACGAAAATGTCGTTTTTGTAGTTCAGGCATCCGAACTGTGTGACCATTTCCAGACCCGTCAGCCCGTGCGGGTTGCGCTTCAAATACTCCAGAACCTTCTGCCGCTTAGTTTCTCCCATGCTGTCCTCCTTAGCTGTTCCACGGAAGTCCCGGATCGTCTACCGCGTCCAGAAAGTCCGCTCCGTTATCCTGTGCCGGTTTCTGCTCCGGCGTTTCCTGCTGTTCGTCCTTGCCGTCCGCGAACTCCTGCGTGCTCACGATCACGTCCCACGTCCGGACGTTCTGCCCGTGCTGGTTGGTATACTTCCCGGTCTGGACACGCCCGGCCACGAGCACCCGTTTGCCCTTCTTAAAGTATTTCGCCGCGAACTCCGCCATGCGGTCAAAAGCGGTGCAGTCAAAGTAGTCCGCGTCCCCGCCGGTCTTCCGGGACACGGCCAGCGTGTACTTGGTCAGCGCCGTCCCGCTCGCCGTCGTTTTCTGTTCAGGGTCGCGCGTCAGCCGCCCCATGATGATGATGTGGTTCATTAAGCACCCTCCCCTTCCTGTGTCTGCTTTCTCGCCGCCTGCTGCTTCTTAGCCCAGGCCAGCGTCTTCTCTGTTGCTTCGTTGTACTGCTCCGGCGTCAGCTCCACCGTTGCCGTCACGTGGTAGGTGTTCAGCATGGCGGACACGTTCAGGCCGTTCTGCGTCAGCAGCTTCTCCAGACGCTTCGCTTCCGCTTCTGTGATGGGCTGTTTTGCCGCCGACGGTGCTTCCGTGCGTCTACGGGCTTCCTGTGCGCTCTGCGGGCCTGTCTGCTGTTCCTGCGCCCGTGCCACTTCCTCCGCTGATGCGATCCCTCCGGCGATACCGAACCCGGCAAAGCCGAGTGCCCTTCCGACTGCGCTGGTCTCGCAATTCTCGATATAGCTTGTCCGGTTTATGTTCGAGGCCCCTTCGTTTTCGTATGCCGTGCCGGTGCCCAGGATGGTGTCACCGACTCCAACGACGGCGCGGAACACGCACACGCGCCTGCCGGCGTCTCCCTCATTGCTGACCATTTCCGTCCGGATCGTCCCCTGCGGATACACCCGGCGGAACGCGCTGACACGCTGCGCCACGTCGGCGTATTCCTTCCCGCGGATGTTGGTGGTCACGATTGCCGCGTTTGCTGTTGCAATCTCGTTATATGTCGCCATCACTTCGCCCCCTCGATCTGGATGTTGTTACGCTCTACCATGTGCGCGCCCGGCACTTCCTCGCCGGCCTTGACGGCAGCGGTCACGGCCTTCTTGTCGATCCTGTGCGAAAAGACAAGGAACCGGCTGACCTGGTCGTCGTCCCACTCCATTTCCGCCCCGGCGTCAACCTCAAGCGCGCGGGAAGTGCGCCACGTCACAAGCGCCCTGGGCGTCTCAAAGCGCTCTCCGTGCAAGGACTCCGCCACCATCTTTTCCACGCGGTCGGCGTCTTCCTCGTACTTGCGCCGGCGGGCGGCCAGCGTGACCTCTTCCTGCCGGATCGCCGCGGCCTGCGCCCGGCGGTTCTTGATGAACAAAACGCAATTTTCAATCTTGCGCGGCCGGTCCTCTTCCTCCAGCCGTTCCAGCTCTGCCTCCGCTTCCTCATTGATCACGCCGTCCTCGTCCGTCAGCGCGTCCAGCGCCTGCGCGATCCTGCCGTCGATCTCGTACAACGTCATGTCCATTGCTTTTTCTCCTTTCGCGGGCTACAATGCCCTTATAGCTCCATTTTGTTCCGGGTCCGGTTCGTGTTGCCGCACGGCCGGGCCTTTTTATTCGCCCCGGATGGCGGCAGCGTTCGCCATCACGGTCCCTGAATAGTCCTCTCCGGTAACGGTCAGGCTCCCGTACCGGTAGTACGTCAACGCGTCCTGGTAGCTGCCACCGAACGTGTCCAACAGTTCCGCCAAAAAGTCGCACCCGACCAGCGCCGCTTGGTAGGGGTCGGTCAGATCAGTCACCCCCAACCGTGCCATCCTCTCGGCGTGCCAGCGCGGCTGCACCTGCATAATGCCGATGGCCCGGCCGTTGTCTCCGATCACGTCCGGCAAGAACGCGCTCTCCTGCTGCATGATGCCGAACACGATGGACGGCTCCAGCTCGTACCCCTCGCACACCTCCACAACGTAGGCCACGTATTCCGGCGGAAGGGGCACGTGTAACGCGTTCTGCGGGCTTTTAGGCTCTCCGGCGGGTATCTGTGCCCCTGCGTCAGTTCCTGCGCTCACGTGGCTTCCTGTGGCCATTTCCGCCATGTCCTCCGCACGCGTCGCCGGGTCGTGCTCCGGCTCCGCTCCGAAAACGGCGGTGCAGAAAATCGTGGCCGCGATCAGGGCGGCCGCCGGGCCGATCATTTCCGCCCCCTTACGATGTCCCGGAGCTCTTCTTCCGTCAGATCGTACACGGCGTCCAGCGCCCGGATGTCACACAAGCGGGCCGAGTTCGGATTGTCCAGAATCCGCCGCAGATGTGGTTCGGAAAAGCCACACGCGTCCGCGATCTGCTGCCGGCTCTGGTCATACTCGCCGGCGATCCTGCCGACGACTCCACGGAAGACGGCGTCGCCGTCGTTTATGCGTTTTTTCACTATCTCACCTCCAGAATCCGCAGAACGTCTTCCGCCGTCATGCCATGGTCACGGACCAACCGGCGCAAGTCCCGCAGTTTGATTCTTCCGGGGTCCGCTTTCCAGTTGTCCACCGTGCCGTGCCCGATTTCCCAACTGTCCGCCAGCTCCACGTTGGTCAGCCCGTACCGGCGCTTCGTCCGGTCCATGTACGCCCGGAACGCGGTGTCCCCCGGCGTCACTTCCTTCTGTCTCATGCGCTCTCCCTCCTTTCCAGCACGTCCAGAACGCCCGCCGCGATAGCGTCCGCCGTCTCTGCCTGCGCTTTCCAGTGCGCCGCGGCTCTCTCTGCTTTTTCGGCCCTCTCCATCCACTTCCGGGCTCCGGCGTATGCCAGCACACCGAAAGCGATCGCAACGGCCAGCGCCAACCACAAGAACACAAAAGCGGCCTCGGTTGTCATAACAGCCCTCCTTCCTTCAGGAACGTCAGATGGTCGCGGACTTCCTCAAGCCGCCACTCCGTGCGCTCCAGCGCTTCCAGGCACGCGTCCACGGATTCCGTGGCGTCGTCCAGCGCGTCAATGTCTTCGCTGGTCCCTGTGCCCTCCCTTGCTGCGTCCGCCTGCTCCGCGCAAACGGTCCGCACCTCTTCCACCGTTTTCCGCAACGCGTCAAGCGTGCGGAACGCAAGGTCCATTTTTCTGTCCATCACTCCACCCACTCTTCCTCCGGCTCCGGCGGTTCTTCTTCCTCGCACGGTGCCGGCAACGGGTCCGCCTGATTCCAACTGCACCCGCCGGGCGTATGCCACCAACATTCCGAACAATCCACCTTTTCTCCTCCCTTCCTTACCCGCGGATCAGGTCCAGCGGGTCCACCTTCAGCGCCCGCGCGAGCGCCATTACGTGCTCCACATTCATCCCGGCGCCGGGGTTTTCCTTGCCCCTCCGCAGCCAGTCGTAAATGGTGCTCTTTGGGATGCCGGTAAGCATTGCGACCTCATAATCGGTCATCCCCTGCGCGTCCCTGATAGCGCGATACCGCGCCACCATGCCGCTTTCACTTGTGCCCATCCATCCTCCTTTCCCGCTATATGTAGCGGTTGCTATTTGGTGCGGTTTTCCGCTATAATATTCACAACGCGGAACGGTTTCCGGACCTCGTTTTTTCCGGCGTGTATATTCCGGTTTTCCGCACCACTTCACCCCGGATAATACTCTGGTTTTCCATAACTGTCAAGCGCTTATATTCGCTTTTTGCGGAGGGCTTTTTGGAATGTATGCAATTTTTGAAAAGATGATAAAAGACCGCGGCTTGTCCCTTTATCGTGTTTCAAAAGACACCGGCATCCCCATGTCTGTTTTGTCTGACTGGAAAAACGGACGCACAAAAGGGCCAAAAGCTGAACGGCTGCAAGTGCTCGCTGACTATTTGGGCGTAACTGTCGCGGAACTGTTGGGCGCGGAAAAAGAAAGCAACGCTGATCCTCTCGCCGGTATTGTGTCCAGGCGTCTTGACGATGACGACTTCCGCGCCATCGTGACGGATGCTGTCCAGCTCTCGCCGGCAATGCTCCGGCGGCTCCGGACGTATGTGGAATTGATGCGGGAGGGCAAGTTATGAAAGCGCAACGGCTCCCCAGCGGATCTTGGCGTGTGCGGACCTGTGTGGCCGGTGTGCGCCGGTCCTTTACTGCCACGACAAAAAGGGAAGCGGAAATGCTCGCCGCGCAATATATCGCACGCGGCGAACTGGACGAAAAAAGCGGCCCGACGGTTGCGCGGGCGCTCGCTGACTATATAGACAACCGGGCGGCGGTCATCTCTCCTTCCACCCTCAAAGCGTACCGGGCGCTCCAGCGGACGGCATACGACGGGATAGGCGGGAAACGTGTGGCCGCCCTCACGTCGGCGGATGTTCAGGCGTTCGTGTCCGCGTATGCTGCCGACCACTCCCCCAAAAGCGTCAGGAACGCTCACGCACTGCTCCTGGGCGCTCTGCGTTCGGCCCGTCCGGGCTTTGCCCCTGACGTGCGGCTCCCTCAACCGGTGCGCCCCAACATACACACGCCCGGCGAGAACGACGTGGCCGCCCTGCTGGATCACATAAAAGACCGCGACCCGGTATTGTACGCCGCAACGCTTCTCGGCGCTTTCGGACCGCTCCGGCGCGGCGAAGTCTGCGCTCTGACAGGTGCCGACGTGGATCTGCAAGCCGGCACGGTGACGGTGCGCCGAAACATGGTCGCCGGCCCCGGAAACGTGCTGACGGTCAAGCAGCCGAAAACGGCCGCCGGGTATCGTGTCATCCGCTTCCCCGCGGAAATACTCCAGCAGCTTCCGCGCGTCGCCCCGGACGAGCGCCTTGTACCGCTCACGCCGGGGGCACTTTCAAAGCGTTTCAAACAGGCAGCGAGGGCGTGTGGTCTGCCGGATGTCCACTTCCACGGCCTGCGGCACTTTGGGGCGTCCGTGCTTCATGCGTGGGGCGTGCCTGATGTGTATATCCTCCAGCGCGGCGGGTGGTCGTCTGATTATGTCATGAAACGTGTCTACCGGGACGCAATGGACGACACGGCCGCCCGCGTGGCGGATCAGATCAACGCCGATATCTCTTCCCGCTTCTTTTCCGGATCCTGATGTGTCCGGCGTGTCCATTTCGTGTCCAGACCATACTGACAAAACCGGCATAATAACAAAAAAAGCGGCGCTTTTGCGCCGCTTCATTTTTTGCCGCAAAACCGCGCCGTTACGTGCTTTTTGAGCTTTTGGCGTGGTTGCGTGATTTCTTCAATTTTCCCGAAAAATGCGGCCGGTGGGACTCGAACCCACTGACTATGGGCACTTTTCCCTTATTTTCCGCGTTTTCTTGGTTTCTCGTGTCCGTGCGCGTGTCCAGAACGTTTCTGCGGGCGTTTTGGCTCCCGTGTGTCCGTTTACACGTCCACGCCGCTTTCGTGCGTCTGGTGGCTTCCTGTGCGCTCTGCGGGCCACTCCAGTCTACCACCCGGCGTTGAACTCCGCAACAAAAAAAGCCCGCGCCGGTTTTTAAGCCGGCACGGGTGAAAAAAGGAGGAAACAGTCAGCGGTCAGTCGCTGCCAGTTTGCAGGCATAGTCAACCCACGGAAGACGGCCGGACTGCTGGAACCCGCCGTCCTTGATGGGACGGAGCCGCACGTCCGCGAACTCCGCGGCGAACTCAACGAAAGCGCCGCCGCCCACGTCGAGGGCTACGTGACCCGGACGCCATAAAAGCGACCCGCAGACACCTTTGGCGGGCGTGGTGATCTCTTCGCACACGCTGATCAGTCTGGACGAGTTCATGTCCAGCTTAACGGACAGGCTGCCCCACGCTTTGCCCTGGGTAAGCCAACAGACGGCGCCGGAACAGTCCGCCACCCGCTTGTAAAGCACATGGGCCACAAGCTCCTCGATTGTGTGCCCGGTGTCCGTCACGTACTTCCGGAAATGGTCCGGATAAGCGTTCCACATCTTCCGGACCATGTTTTCAGCAGCACCGCGCGTTGCCAGATACTCCCCGTTGCCCCCGAAAAGGTAAGCAAAATCGTTACGGTTCGCCATGCACCGGACGGCGTTGGTCCTCACGTAGTCCCAATCGCTCCAGAACTCGTACGCCATCACTCCACCTCCTCAAGCTCCGGCAGCCCTGCCAGCGACGTCAGCAGCGACAGGACACCGGCCAGCGCGGCCGTGCCGGCAACAGTCAGCCAGTCAACGTCTGCAATGCTCACGGCGGCCGGGATGATGGCCAGCGCCGTCTGCGCCACCGTTTTCAGCGCCCGGATGCCGGCAGCGTGGAACCATTCCGGCGTTAGAACTCTTTTCATTGTTTCTCCCTCCTTTAGTCTTTCAGCGGCAGCGCTTCCACCGCTTCCATCACTTTGTCCAGGTATCCGTTACCGCCCAGGCGGACGTGGTATACCCTGTGTTGTTCCTTGATGATCTTCAAGTCCGCCAGCGTGATGTATCCCCGGTCCAGATACTTCCGGGCAAGGTACAGAATACGGTCGTACAAAAGCCACGACACGCCATCCTTCAGCGCTTGGATGTCGTCCCGCTCTTTGTCTTCCTGCCGGTACTTCCGGGCCTGTCTAGCTGTCAGCAGTTGCCCGACGACGGTGACGACCGCCGCCCCAACTCCCCCGCCGATGACGGCGATTAAAATGTCCACGGCCGCCCCCTTTACTGTGCCAGATACGTCAGCATGCCATACGGGCGCGTTCCGGTGGTGTAGCTGTAAACATACACGTTCCCGGCGGCCGTTATGCGGCCATTCATGCACAAGTCGGCCGGGCTGGACGCGGCATTGTTGAAACACACGAAACGCGCCGGGATTGCCGGAATTGCCCCGGCCATAGCGGAAAACAGATTCACTTCACCGCCGGCCGGCATTGTGACAATGCTGTCGGTGTAAAAATAAGCAAAAATCACTTTTCCGACGCGGACCGCGTTGACCGTCACGCCAGGCAGATTTGCGACGAAGAGCTGCGTGTCCCGGTCCACGGTCTCCAGTGCCAGCAGGCGGCCGTCGTACTGCTGCAATTGGGCGATTGCCTGTTCAAAAATCGGGTATTCGTCCTGCGACTCCACGGCCGCGTCGTCGATATTTGTCGGATATACGACCATATTAAAAACCGGGGTGCTGACAAGCTCACCGGCGCTTCCGACCTGCACCTCCACTTCAACGACGCCAGGAACGGCCTGCATTTCTGCCGTCAAGTCAAAAAGGATTTGCGACGCGCTGACGGTGCCCATGATGTAGCTGACCGTGTCGTCCGGTTTTTTGGCATACAACCGGCACACCTCGCCGGCAGCCGGCACCATGACTTGGCCGTTGCTGGTCAGCGTCAGGATGATTCCGCGCCCCGTGTCGCCCTGCTTTCCGATCATGACCGGCACCGGCGTTTCCGTGTTCAGCTCTCGCGTGATCTGCGTGTAGCTTTTCATTTTTGCCCCCCTTTACGTTGTCAGATATGTCCCGAAAATATACACGTTTGTCTGCGCCGACGGTAAGTAAATCCGCGCCGTCGCCGTGTTTTCAATCCACATGGAACCGACCGGGGCATATGGCGAACTTGCGGAGGCGACCGTCAAAACAGCATACTGACCCGTCGCCCGTATCTCTGCCGGAATGGTTACGACGATACTGCCGCCGGTGCCTGTCCTCGTGACGCTGCCGTATATCGTCACGGTATGCCCACTCTTCCAGGCGTGCCAGGTCTGAGACGATACGCCGCTCGCGCTGATTGATGCCCCATAGTCTGTTGCCGTATAGACTGCCGGCAGACTTTCGGTCAGGTTTCCGTTTGCGTCGTACCACTTCAGGCCGTCCTCCGTCAGGGCAAAACGCGGCCGGATTCCGCCCTGCGTGTGGTATATCCCCATGCCGCCCAAAATGGACCCCATAACCACGCGCGGCGACGTGGTTGACGTTCCGCCTATAACCCGGATGTCCTGTTCGCCAATGCTCGTGCTTACGCCGGACTGCGTTGGCTCCGCTGATCCGTTGCCGCTGAACGTCAGCACGGACACACCGCCGGAACGGTATGTCGTCTGTTGGCGTGATGTCGGGTACTGTGTACGCGTTCCGGATGTCAGATAGCGCCATGTGTCCTGCGTCACGATAATCCCGCGCCGTGTGACTTCTGCCTTGTATTCAACATAATTCGTGTAGTTGCCGGTGATGTACGTATACGACCCATGCACCGAGAACGGCGTGAGCGTGTCCGTGTCCGCCTGTATGCTGACAGACCCGCCGGTGATAGTCGCGTTGTTACTGGTCAGGCTGTTCGCCACGACGTTCCCGGCGCTGTCCACGTGGAACGTGCCGGAGCCGTTGTCGATCTCCAGCCCGGTCAGTGTGCCGGCGGTGATGTAGTCCGCAACGATGCCGCCGTCGATCGTGGCCGCCATGGTGTACGGCCCACCGATCCCGGTGGAACTGTGCCCCCACCCTGCTTCATTGAAACGCCAGACGCTTCGCGCCTGCGCTTCGTCCTCTTCGTCCATGATCAGCAGCTCGTACGGCTTCCCGTCTGCGTTCGTGTGCCATACGATAAAGCCGCCATTGACGCCGGTCAGCAGATCCGTTGCCCGTTTAATGTCTTGCTCAAGTGCGGTCGTTGTGACGGCTTCCGTTGCTTTCTCTTCCGCTGCCGCTATTGTCTGCGCAAGCGTGGTCCGCGTGTCCCCGATCTCCAGCGCGTTGTAGCGCTCCGCCAAAACGTTCCAGACCGTCTTCACGACCTTTGCGGACGTTTCCACGCCCAACCGCTCAAAGATAACGCCCACGGTGTCGCACAGCTCCACTTGCTCCGCTGCCGTGTCGGCATACTCCAGCGTGTCGGCCAGGTTCGCAAACGACAGGGAAAGCGACACGGACGGGACGCCGATGGACGCGCCGGCCACGTACTGCTCCGCCGCCGCTCTCAACTGTGCCACCGTCGGCACCGTTTCGAAGTTTTGCGTCATGTCCAGCGGGATCGTGCGTGGGTATGGATAGTTCGCCGCGCTCGGCGCGCTCACCACCTTTTCCGGGAGCTCAACGTAACCGGCGTCCGCCGCGTAAAACGGATAAACCCCGGTGACCGTGTTGGCGATGCTCTCTTCTTGTTTCAGGTCGGTCAGGTTCTTCCCGTACCGGATGACCACGTGGCGGTCCTGCCCTCGCTGGTTCCACAACCGGACCGTGTAGCCGTCGAACTCAAACTCGCCGCCATACGTGTCCAGAATGGATCCACGCACGCCGCCCAACCGCGACCGGATGGACGCCGGCACCGTCTGCGTATACGTCGCCTGCGTTGCCTTGTTCGTCCAGAACGTGAACGGGCACGACTCCGCGGCGTGTGTCTTTAAGCCCGCCAGCGCTCCCGCCGCCGTTCCTGCGGTGAACGGGCCGCACGGTATCAGCGACAGTTGGTAGCTGATGTGCTGCGCCCGGACAGTCACCTGGCCCCCTATGGGGCGGCCGATCATGTAAACCCGGAACGGCTGGTACTGTCGGGCCTTTCCGCAGTACGCCTTGATGACGGCGCCGGTCTTGATCTCCTCAAAGTGCACACCGTCCAGCGGGTAGACCATTTCCAGCTCGTAGGCTCCGTTCCGCTCTTCTGTGACCGTGCACGAGATAGCGTCCGAAAGCCCGCCGCGCCCGTTGCTGGTAAACGTTGTGGCGTTCGGTTCGTAAATGATCGGGATCATAATGTCCACCACCGGGGCGTGATCTCCACCGCCGTTATGTCGCCGGTAAAGCTGATGCCCGTCGTCCCTTCCTCAAGTATCGGGAAAGACTGGATCCGCACGTCGCCGTTGCAATTAACCGAACCGCGGAAACAGTCACCCGTGTCGCTGTCGATGTCCACGTAGTCCGTCAGCGCGTCAATATACACGATCATGTCCCCGACGTACAAAACGCCCGCCCCCGTGCCGTACACACGAATCAGCGGGCGCGCCGGCAGGCCGGACGGGTTGACAAGCGTCACCGGACTTTCTGACCGGATGCGCTGCTCCCCGATCCGGAGGAACCGTTCCGGCCGGCATGAGAAGGCAAGCGTGCAAAGCCCGGACGTGCGGAACGCCATGGACTCCGGCACCAGCGCGTCTTCAAACGTGGCCAGGCTGAACACGTCCACGTTGTAGGAATCCTCAAGCCGCTGGTACCCCTTCGGCACCCGCCCGAACGTCTGCCGCGCGTACGCGATCCGGGCGGGATAATTGGCCCCCGGCAGGTATGCCAGGTATTCTTGCCGGCGCTCCGACCATCTGCCGTTGTCCATGTGCAGGACACCGTTGCGCCCCGGAACGGTCACGGCTTCAACGTCGCGCGCCGCGATCTCATCCACGTTGCCGCCATAAATGACGATTTGACGGTCCAGCGTGTTCACGCCATCAGCTCCGCCGAACCTCAAAAAATGACTTGTCACGCCCACGCCTGTCTCCTTTCGTCAACCTGCTGTTGGATAATGTCGGCCACGTCTTTCGCTACCGCACGCGCGAGCCGCTCTTCATCCATACCGGGCGACGGGGTGACGGTCACGTTTATCGTGATAGCCGGCGCCTGCTGCTCCAGCGGCGTCACACGCGCCCCGCGGGGTAGCTGCAACAGTTCCGGGCCGGCTTCGCCCACGATCGCCGCGCCGGACTGCTCAACGTCGCCGCCACGGGCAAGGAGCGGGATTTGCGGGGCCGTTACCTCCGGGATATTAAACCCGAACGAACTGACGCCGGTAAGATCGCTCACCCACTTCGGCACGTCGATTTTTAAACCGTTCAGGGCACGGATCACGGAATTTATGCCGCTCGTTATCCCTCTGATAAATCCATTGATGATGCCCACGATGGTATTGACCGGGGTGCGGATCACGGTGACGATGCCGTTCCAGATGCCGCTGATGTACTCTTTCAGCCCGGCCATTGCCGTCTTTATATCTCCGGAAAAAACGCCCTTAAAAAACGTTATTACGCCGTTAAAGATCGGTTTGAGGCTGTTGTTCCACAACGTCTGCACGAACTGCCAGGCGGCGTTCAAAACGGGCTTGATGTTTTCGTTCCAGATGCCGGCAATTATGCCGGCCATTTTCTGCACCCACTCCCACACGGTTTCGATGGTCGGCCGGAGCGTGTTTTCCCATATCTCCTGAATAGTGTCCACCGCGGAAGACACGGCTTCGGAAATGATAGGCCAGTACTCGTTGAATTTATCAGTCAGCCACCCCAAAACCTCGCCGGCTTTTTCCATCACGACCTGAACGACGCCAAACACGGTCTCCATGGTGCTTTGGATTTCCGGCATGTGCTCAAGTACCCAATCCAGGACTTGTTGGATAATGGGCATCACGGTTGCGCCGAGCTGGTTTGTGACGGCTCCGAAACTTTGCTGCACGTCGCTCATGGTGTCGCCCAACGTAACGCCGGCCGCCACCGCGTCCTCGCTCATGACGATACCCAACTCGCCGGCGCGATCCATCAGCCCCTGAAAGTCGTCACCGGACTGTGCCAGAATGGGCGACAGGTTGTAGGCCACGGTGTCCCCGAAAAGCTCCGCCGCTTTCGCGCTGCGCTCTTCCTCTGTGCCCAGGGCCATTATCTGCGAGAGGGCGTCTTCCAGCCCAATGTCGGTCCCCTCCAGCTTCTTCGCGGCGCGCTCAAGTGTGCCCATCTCAACGCCGGACTGCCCGGCGGCGTATGCTAATTCCTGATAATAGTCAGTTGAAACGCCCATCCGGAGGCTGCCTTTGTCCACTTCGTCGGCGGCCTTTGCTGCGTTGTTTGCCATGCCCACAAGTGCGGCGGCGCCGGCAGCGGCAGCCGAACCGACGGCCAGAGCCGCCTTGCCGGCCTTTTCGCCCATGCTCTTTAAGGACAGGCCGGTCCCCTCTGCTTTTTCGTCTGTCTTGGCGAGGGATTCGTTCGCTTTGTCGGTGTCAATAAAAACAGACCCCACAAGTTTAAAAATATCCACGGTTTACGACCTCCCCATCCGCGCGTCCAGTTCGGCCATGATAACGTCCGCCGGCCGCCAGTCTACGTTGGCGCCGGTCCTCTCGTCATAGTATTCGTCGAACTGCACCACCTTTATGTCGCCCCGGTGCATGAACGGCAGCAGGGCGTCCCACTCGTGCTTGACGCGCTCGCGCTTGTTCAGCTTGTCGGCGCACTCATACACGGCCAGACCTTTGTCCGCGTCCATGTCCAGCAGCAGGGCGGCCCCGCCGCCATATCGTCGCAATATCAGGTCGTAGAACTGCCCTGGCCCATCAACCGCGACACTGACGCGAAAAAACGGCGCACCGTTTCCGGGTTGGTGCAGTCCTTGTACCATTTGCCAACGGTGTCCGCGAACTCTTCCAGGTCCATGTCGGCCACTTCTTCCGGCGTCAGCTCCAGCGGCCCGGCGATGAACTCGTACAACATGGACTCGGCACGCTTACCGCTCAAGCGCTCCAGCGTCAAAAGGATAAAATCCCAGCCGATGTCGTTGGCCTGCACGTTTCCGCCTGCCGCTTTCACTTGCTCCGCTATTTCCCGCACCTCTGACCGGATGCCCGCTTCCGTAAGCACACGGACGAACGCCGGCACGTCGCTTGTCTTCAATTTCCGCACTTTTTCGCCCTCCTTCGTTTAATGCCAAAAAAGGGCAGGCCGTTTCCGGTCTGCCCTCATGTTTTCGCCCGTCAGGTGGTGGACACCGCCGGGTAGTAGCTCGCCACGTTGGTCAGCATGGTCAGGATGTTCATGGTCAGCGTTGCCACGCTGTCCGTGATGACCACGCGGTCCACAACCGGCCCCATGTCGTCGTCGGCGTTGATCTGCCGGAACGTGCGGGTCACGTCAAAAGAGCCGCCGCCGCGCGTCAGGGCGACGGGCTGGTCGTCGATGTAGAAACGGCCGGCGCCCAGCAGGATTTCACCCGCCCCGGCGGTGACCCCGTCTTCCAGCTCGATCGTCCACGGCTCGGTCGTGTCGCTGATGTGGTTGTTTGTGTTCGTGTAGGCCGCCGTGAAAACGATCTGCGGCACAACGTCGTTTTTCTCGGCAAACGCCCACGAGATGTTCCCCATGTTGATAGCGTGCGCCAGCGTGATCGTGACCATCTTCCCCGCTTTGGTAAAACCTTCCCACTTTACGGACTTAAAATCGGTCGTCAGCACCGTCCCGGTGCCCTGTAACGTTACTGCTGCCATAATCTGCCTCCTGCGTTGCTGTTGTAGTTCTGCGCCGTGATACGCACGACCACGTGCGCGATGTCGTGGTCCGTGTCCTCAACTTGGAACACGTTGGCCTCGTAGAACGTCGGCAACACTGCCGACTGCGGGGCGTTCCAAAAAGCGAAAAGGTCCGCCACCGCGTCCCCGATCTCCCACGCGCTCCGGTCGTCCCTTGTGAACACGTGCACGTCCACCGTGTAGTCGTCCCGGCCGTGCTCCAGCGGGACGATGTTGGAAAACAAAAAGACGACGTGCGGAAACATTGCGTCGTCGTTGGCCTTTCGGTAACTTATCTCGGCAATGTTGTAGCGCGTTTGAATTTCCCGGAGCCGGCTGTCAACGACCCGCCGGACCTCATTCGTCGCTGTCTCCGTCATAATCCCCCTCGTCGATCTGCGCGGCCAGCGCGGCCGCTTCTCCGTTCAGGCCGTCCAGATATTGCGACTCTATGCGGACGATTTCCGCGATATTGTCCTGGGCGGCGTGTGTCAGCAGTCCCAACCGTGGAACCCTGCCGTCGTGTGTGCCGAACTCTTGGAAATAGGCGTAAAACCCCGGCACTTTTCCGGTCTTCAAGCCCACCTGGACACGCGGCGCGGTCGTCTTCGGGCCTGCGATGACCTTGTACTTCGTCGCCTTTCCTGCTTCTCCGGTGTGCCGCTTGAATTTCTCATAAAACGACCCCCGGAACGTCCGGGCGATGAACTTTCCCACATCACGCAACGCCGCGCGCGATAGCTCGTGGATATAATAGCCGGCCGCGTCCACGTCGGACGTGTAGGTCACTTCTGTCCGCCCGTTTTTATAACTCAACTTCGTCACGGACTTCGGCGCGCTCAACGGTCCACCCCGCGGTAGCACGTCAGCTCCAGCGCGTCGCCTTTCCTGAACGTCCGCAAAACAGACAGGCGCACCGGATCGGAACGCCCGAACGGCACGTACTCCACCACCTCTTCGGCGTTATAGTCCAGCCAGTTCGTAAGCAGGAACTTTGTCTCCGGCTTGTACCCGACGGCCATGGCTTGGTATGTCTCCGCCATGCCGACACTGTACTCGTCGGCCATGACTGTCCGGCGCTCTTCCGTCACGATCAGGTCCCCGTACTGGTCCGGCGCTTTGCTCTGCTTTATCAGGTCAAGCTCAACCCACACCCGGCAGCACCTCCATTCCGTACGCCCGGCTCTCCCGCATCTGCCCTTTCTGCATGTCGTAGGCTGCTTTCAGTCGGTCAAAGTCGTCCGGGCTGCCAAACATCATCCGGCAGTATGTGACCACGGCCGTCCGGGTCAGCGGGTCGTCCACCGTGTAGTCCGTCACGGTGCCCTCCGTCTCCACCGGTGTGTACGTGATGACGGCGCCGGCGTGCTGGATGTCGGCCAGCGCGGACGCGATCAGCTCCAAAAGCTCCTGGTCGTAAATGTTCGTCCCGATCCTCATGGCCGTCTTTACTCTCGCCAGCATTGTCTCCACCTCCCGAAAAAGGGACGGCCACACGGGCCGCCCCTCCAGTCTGTCAGCCCTTCTTGGGCTTGCGTGTGCTCTTCTTCTTCGGTTTCTCATCCGTCGGCAGCTCTGCCGGCTCCAGCACTTCCAGTGCTTCTGCCACTCCCGCGGCGATCAGCTCCGCCAACCGCTCGCCGGTAACGTTCAGAACCGTCCCGGCAGGGTAGAACGCCTGCGTGTACTTGTCAACGAACGGAACCGTGGCCAGCGCTTTCATGGTCAGGCGTTGGTCGGCTTGGCCAGCAGCGCGAACGCAAACGGGGCCACGGCGCCAATGCCCACAAGCTGACGGCCGACGAACTTGACCAGATCCTGTTCGGCCAGGGAGTAGTCGTCGCGGATGATCTTGACGTCATCGCCGGCCGGGAAGTTGGCCTGTGCGCCGACTCTGAGGTCGCCAACGATGCCGTACACCTCACCGGCAGCGGCGGCGGAGTACGCTTTCAGGGTGTTACAAAAGACGACCGGGCGACCCTCGAACGGATCATAGTTGAAACCGCCGGCGGCCTGCGCGGCCTTAAAATCAGCATAGGTCAGCTTGTTCATGATGATGACCGGATCGGACGCGGCATCGGACAGGTTGGCGATGCCGTTGGCCACGGCGGTCAGCGTCGGGGCGGTCGTGATCTTCGCGGCGGCGGGCGCCTCATCGGTGGACGCTGCCGGCAGCGCCTTGATCTTTCCGATCAGGATGGCGGCGGCGGCCTTGACGATGTGGTAGGTCAGCTCGTCGTACACATAGTCCACGACGTCCTCGTTCTGGTCGATGGCTTCGGTGGACACGGTGATCCATTTCTTCACGCTCTGCGCGGTCAGGTCCACGATGCCCATGGTGACGGTCTGCTCGTCCGGGGCGTCGGTGCCTTCCACATGGACGACGGCGCCGGTGGCGGACGCTTCAAAGCCGATCTTGACGTTGCCCTTCAAGTAGGACTTGTTGACGCGGCCCATGATCTCGTCGTTTTCCCATGCGGTGCGGATTTTCTCGCCAACGTAGTCCGGGACAGGCACCTGGCCGCCCGAGGTGGCGTTGACGGAAAGCAGGGCGCGGCACTCGCTGTCGTCGCCGGTGATGATGAACTTGGCAAAGGCTTTCTTGTACTCAGGGGTGTTTCTGACTTCCATGGTGTTTTTTTCCTCCGTGGTGATCTTCCGGGACTCCTTCCCGGTGTTGATGACTTCGCGCACCTGGGCGGCGCGCTCTTCCGCTGCGTGCTGGATGGCGGCGGCGCGCTTCTCCAGCTCTTCTTCTTCGTCATTCAGGCCGCGGACCTCTTCTTCCAGCGCGTCAAGCGCTTCCGCTTCCGCGGTCTGAAGCTCGGCGTCGATCTCCGCGCGGCGCGTGGTGATCTCGGCCAGGCGGGCTTCAACGTCCGCCATCTTCATTTCGTCGATCTTCATTTTGACCTCCTGTTGGCGTTCATGATCCGGATCCGCTGCACCTTCTCGGCACGCTCGCGCTCTCTCCGGCGCTGCTCTGCGATGACTCCCTCCCAATAGCTGCGCGCGCTGATGTCGGTGTTCGGGTTTGCCGGCAGGCTGACGGCGGAAACGTCGTAAACCTTGCGGACCTTCAGGATCGTTCGGGTGTGCGTCTTTTCGTTGTAGCTCTCTTCCTCAACGGTGAAAGCCCAACTCATCTGCGTCACAAGACCCGCGTTGATAGCTTCCCACATCTGCCGGCTTTCCTGAGTGCTGGACAGGTCCGCCTGGATGTAAAGCCCCTTCTCGTTTGGCTGGACGGTCAGCGTCCCGTTGGACAGGCGCGCGTATACCATCCCGGTGTGGTTGTAAAGCATGATGACGTCCGACAGGTCCGCGCCGGTCAGCGCGTTCTTGTCGATCTGCTCCATGTACTTCACGCCGTCGAACTCGTAAAGCACGTAGGGGTCGTCGAACGTCGTGGCGTACCCCTCCACGCGGTAGTCGTTCGCTTCTTCGTCGTCCCGCTTGATTGTCCGGAACTGGATGTCCGGCAGCATAACGACGCGATACTCGCGGTCGCTTTTAATTGCCATTTTCGTCCCCCTCCTCTGTGGTCTGGTTGGCGTCATAGTATTCCCCACGGATCGGCAGGCGGTCGCCGCCGGTCGTAAGCGGGGCATAATTAAGCAGCTCGCGGCCCTCGTTCACGGTGATAAATCCGCGGTCACTTAACTGTGCGATAAAATTGATTTTCTCTGCCGTGCTCATGTACTGCAGACGGTTTGCGGCAGCCACGACCCGGTTCCCGTATCCCTGCTCCACATCAGAAAAAAGCATTTTTGTCAGGACTTCGGAAAACTGGATGGCGAACGGCTCTATGCACCCGTCATAGAACGCGTCAAGCTGGGCGCCAACGGCCCGGTTCTGCATCACGTCTTCCGATACGCCAAAATAGTTACTTACGTTCTTGACGATCAGCGCGACCTCATCCGCCGGCACGGTGTAGGGCTTGCTCGTTATTTGCTGGATGCTGTCGTACGTGTTCGGGAAAAGCAAAAAGCCGCCGGCGTCGTCCGAAAAGTTGCGGGCGGTAAAGTTCTTTTGCTCTTGGGCTAAGTCATCCGCGTCCTTCCAGTTGGTCAGGCGGGCCATAAACCGGAACGACGCCGCAGACTTGATTCCCTCCTTGATGCCCTGCCGCTCCATTTCGATCAGATCCAGCGTGCTGTCCAGGGCGGCGTTGGTTTCCCCGAAAAAGTCATCCCTGTACTGGTGGCGCGTCATGACTCCACACCGGGAAAGCTCAACGGCTCCAACGTCCCCCGTGCTGAACTGGTACTCCAGCCACTCAACGCCGCGCCGGTCCTCCAAAATGCGGCACTTACTCGGCAGCGCCGGCCATAACCCCACGATGTCCCCGTCGATGTTCAGCACGGGAACGATGAAAAGGGTGTTTTGCATGTCCAGGATGGTGCTGCACCGGTACACGAACTGGGACCACGTTTGCCACTCGTTCGGCCTTTTCCGCAGGATCGTTTGCAACTGTGGCTTTGCCGCGCCCTCAAGCGTTATTTTCAGCTTGCTGATGTGGCGCGCCCTTGCGTCGATTGCCGACCGCACGAGCTCCGATTCGTAAAGCGCCCCGCGCCACCTGTGGAAAGCCGGGTGGTAAGCTGTCAGCGTTTTAAAATAGTGCCGCGCTTCCTGCTTCTCCCGGTACGGTCTGAAAATCTTTTCAAACAACGACATACCCCGTTACCTCTTCTCGTTCTTCAACTGTCCGCCGATTTCCTTGTACCATTTCTGCCGGACCGTCATGGCATCCAACAGGGCGGCCATTCCGTCGATCCGTTGTGTGGCCGCCACCTTTATCAGCTTTTTCCTGTTCGTCTCGCTGTTCAGCTTCAGGGCGGCGTTCAAAAGGTGGATTTTCAGCAGGTCATTGTTGCCAAAATCGAAAGCGCCGTCCCGGATCAGTCCGTCCACCTCATTTATGACCGGCGTCAGGTTTTCGCCCTGATACACGTCGTCCATCTGGAACCCGTACGCCCTCAAGTCCTGCACCAGATAACTTGCGCTGTACCGGTCGTACCCGACTTTCAGCGGGTAAAGTTTGAAACGCCCGACCATATCCGCGAACCATTGATAGCAGTCACGGTAGTCCACAAAGTTGTCCCCGGATAGCGACAGGAACCCGCGCCGGACGTAGGCCATGTACGGCACGCCGTCGCGCGCTGTCGCTTCCTCCACACGTTCGGACGGGATCCAAAAGTGCGCCAGCGTGTAAAGTTTGCCGGCGCGCTCGATCACTATGACCGCCGCCGTCAGGTCGGTTGTCTGCGACAGGTCAAGACCGCCCACGCAATAGCAACGGCTGAACTGCTCCGGCGTCAGCTCGTTCCCGGAAAAGCACCGGGCCACGTCTTCCGTGTTCAACCATGCCTGGCTGCTGTTCTGCTTGATGTTGCAATACTTGGTCAGGAACTCCGCCTTCTTACTGAGCGACTGCTCCGCCACCGCGATCTCTTCCAACAGGTAGTCCACGGACACGGACACGCCCAGGTTCGGGTTGCTCTTCCTTAGCTCGTTAATGTCTGACCATTTGCCGGGGTCGTCTATCATGTAAAGGACCGGCAGCAGGCGGCGCTCTTTACTGTCGCCCAACAGAAACCGGGTGGCCCTCTTCATGATCTCGTCAAAAATGCCGTCGTTTATGTATCCGCTTGTGCTCATGGCCAGCAGCAGCGGCTGCCGGCGCGCGCCGAAACTGGATTTTATGACCTCATAAAACTTGAGGCCGGCGTCCCCGCTCCAGCTCGCGATCTCATCAGCCACGCACAGGCTGACGTTCAGGCCGTCGGACTTCTTCGCGGAAAACGCCAGCGGCTTCGCGGTTGTGTTCGTCTGTGCGATGTAAATGTCGGTCCGGCGCTTCTGCGCCAGCTCGTTCAGCTCCGGCTCGTGCAGGATCATTTGGTGGAACGCTTCAAAGCAAAGCGCCGCCTGCTCCAGCTTCGGCGCTGCAAAGTACACGCGCCCGCCATACTCGCCATCCAGAAAAGCGCAATACTCCGCAATGGCCGCGGCCAGCAGCGTCTTCCCGTTCTTCCGGGCAATCACTAGGAACACTTCCCGGAACTGACGAGCCCCCGTGTCGTCTACGATCCCAAAGATCAGCGACACGAGGGCCTTTTGCCATGTCTCCAGTGTTATCAGTCCGGGGGCGAGCGCTCCTTCGTGATGGTGACAAAAGCGCTCTATAAACAACACGGCCGCCTGGGCTTTCTTGTGGTCATAAAAAAACGCTTTGGACTCCAACCCGCGGACGATGTATTCGTATATTCGCCGCACCCACTCGCCAACGGTCGCCGTGCCGTCCTTGATCTGCTGGTAGTAGTCCAGGATGTAGTTCTTCATTCGTCAGCTTTAAGGCTCTCAAGCAGGGCCGCCAGCTTCCCGCCGCCCTTCTCTTCTTCCGTAAAACTCCGGATGATGTTGATAAGCGTAGCCACGGTTCCGTTGGCTGCCGTGGCCGTCTTGTTGTACTCCGTGATTGCCGGGTTTACCGTCAGGTTCTGCCGGCCCTTCACATACTCCTTGGTTACGGTTGCCCCGTATTCCTTGATGGCCGCTTCCAGCGACTGCAACGCCGCCATCTGCACTTGGTAGCGCTTGAACGTCGTCACAAAAAAGAAATTAGACGACACGCCGCGCTCCTGCGCCTGCTCGATGATCTCGTTGGCCTGCTCTTGCAGGGTCTGTTTCGTCTTCATCGTCGCCCCTTATTCAAGCCCGGCGATTATCTCCCGCTCACGGTCAGACAGTTCCCACACGAGGGTGCCGTCAACCGGAACGCCGCGCGCGTCCAGGCTCGCCAGGTATCGTTTCTTTGCGCGCTCTTCTTCTTCTTCTTCTGCTTTCAGGATGCCGTCCGCGTAACGCTTGGCGGCGGCGTCCCCTATCAGATAGCCGGAACCGAAGATGCTTTTGCCGTACTCCTTCTGCGCGTCCAGCTCTCCGATCCGGATGGACTCGCCGGCGCGGATGGTCAGCTCCACGCCATAATGCGACAGGCGGCCGACTCGCGTTGCCGTGACCACGTGCGCCGGGTACTCGTACTTCGGCACCTGCTTTGTGATCCCGGCCCGGAACTCCGCCACGGCTGCCGTCATGGCGTCATAGAGCTTCGGGTACGTGCGGATCCTGATGTCCGCCGGCTCCAGGTTTGTCAGCATTGACGTGTTGACGTTGGCGCCGTTCTCGTAGAACACCCCAACGTCCAGCGGTATCGCGCAACAGTCAGCAGAGGCGCCGTTGAACAATGTCAGCGTCGGCGCAAACAGGAAAAAGCCGATGCCCCTGTCCATGTAAAACCGCACGATCTCGGACAGTATCGAAAAGGGCGGATTGTCTACGACGACCGCGCCGGGCGCGTACTCTTCCGCCTGATAGTCACCGCCGGGGTAGAACGGGCGGACGAACGTGGAGCGGTCCTTGTGGTACGTCTCCGCCACAAATTCCGCCACCGCGTTGTATACGCTGTCCGGCGTGTAGCAGTCGTCGGTCGTTTTCTTCTGCTCGAACTTGTCCAGGAACTCGTTGTATTCGTCGTTCCCTTCCTCGCGGCTCGTGTCGTTCCGGTTCTCCCTGTCGAACCAGTCCGCGTTGCCGCCTGCGTCCATGTCCGGAAAGTCAAAGCCGGTGAGGGTGATGTCGAACGCTGCCGCGTCCAGCTCTCCCAACTCCTCGAAAACGAGGGGCATGTTCCACCCCCCCATCTCTGTCAGCCGGTTGTCTGCCAGAATGTACGCCCGGCGCTGTTCCTCCGTAAGATTCTCAACGAAAACGCAGGGCACCTTGTCCAGCCCGATCTTCTGCGCCGCCATCACGCGCCCATGGCCTGCGATGATGTTTCCGGACTTGTCGATCAGGCACGGCGACAGGAACCCGAACTCCTTGATGGATCGGGCCAGCCGGTCAACCTGTTCCGGACTGTGCGTTTTCGCGTTTCGTTCGTATGGCTTTAACTTGCTAAGGGCTACTTCCTGCAACTTTGCAATTTTCGCCACGTCTTTCCCTCACTTTCCAAAACCCGTGCCCGTTCCCGGTCAGTCAGAGAAAAG